GCATAGCGTGGGCTGGGCTTGCTGTTCAATATCGCATCACGCAGCAGATGATTGACAGCCATCACAGTCTTGCCAAACCGGCGATGACACACAACCACGCCCCAGCGCTTGGCAGAAAGCTGATCATGCAGCTTTGCTTGTAACTCGCGGGGCGCATACGGAATAACAATCTGCATTAACCGCCAACCTTCTTCCTAGCCAGCTTATGCGCCTGGCTAAAGCTCTTGCCATCGCTCTGCATCGCCTTAGTCATCGCAGACATATGCTTCGCACTGTGATGCTCTGAATGCTTGCTTAGCGTTTTCTTCTGGCTGGCAGTTAGCTTCTGCATGGATCAATGGCTCCATAGTTCGGGAAGATTATTGATACTAGAGGGCGCGGTAAAATGTCGGAGGGTGGGGTCGCTGGTATGGCCAAATCCCAGGTAATATCTGCCAGGATCTTCCCCAAATCTTCCCCAGAATATATGGCATGCCATGCTTTCCCTAGGAAAACTGCGGATCACAGAACCCCTGCTCACAACACTAAAGATGTGGTGGGTATGGCTTGGTTCACGCGCGTAGCTGGGCCAGGCGCAGCGCTGATATATAGGGACAATCCCTATCCCCGTCCTATCCCTTGCCTTCCTCTGCTGTAACCTCATTGCCCTGCCAGCTAATCGTAATGCTCTGCTGTGCTGGCGCCTCTTCCTTCTTATCCCGCAATCCCCAGGGCTGTAGCTTGCCCATTGTAAACTTGAGTGTGTCTACCTCTAGCCGTCTTCTCTGCACCTCAGCATTGAGCATGCGTGGATCTAGATCTTGAGGCAGCGGAGACATAGCAATGTCATTGATGTGATCGCTGTAGAACTCTGCTTGCATCAGCCTTCCCTTGCGATAGATCTCGTATAGCTCATCATCCTTCAACACAGCGCGCGTGACCGTCCTATAGCCTGGCATGTCTTCTTCTGCGCAGATCTTGAGCAATGTCTCGCCACTGCCAAGCCTGTCGGCTATCTGCGTCATCACAGTTTTATTGATCTTCCGAAAAGTCATCTGATCCTTGCCAAAAGAGAAGGCCGGCAAGCATGAGCTTAACCGGCCTTGAGTTTGTCGTGTCAACTAGGAGGAAACCACTGAGCCGACTTGGCCACAGCATATATCCATCATGCAGATTTTGACGGCGTTTGCAACCCCTTGCATAATCTTATGTACTGCACTTGACATTTAATGTCACAACCGCTATTTTCAGTGTGTAAGGTAATTCAACAACGAAGGGAGACTAAAATGATCCGCAAGATTGTGAAAGACGCATTTAAGTGTGATGAGCTTGTTTACCAGTTCACACGCATCGATGTCGAAGATGGGCTGCTTTGTGCCGATGAGGCGTTCCCTAAGTACGATGCCATCGTAGCAGCGGTAAACGCTCAATACAGTGACGCTTACATCTTAGGTGAAGCCAACAACCGCCTCAACATAAGCCGTGTCAATATTGAGGAAGGTGGCTTTGAAGGCGAAGACCTCAAGATTTACAAGCGTGAGTTTCGCCAGCTTTCAAACTTCATCAACAAACATAGCAAGGCGGCGGCTTAACAGCCCCGCCCCGGAATGGATGGCACAAGGTTGTCCAGACATTGTCATCAGAATAAATGATTTGTTTACTGGGAGAGCGTAATGGATATCATCCGCTTCATCTTTGAAACCATTGTGCTGCTGGCGTTCTTTGTCAGCATGTACCTGACTGTCATATTGCTGCATGCAATGGCTGGTACGCTATAGGAGATACACCATGCCAAGACAAATATTTAATAAACAAGTAAGCTGTCCAAACTGTGGCAAATTAGCCAAAAAGCATACAACAAGCCATTGGGAGAGAGAAGAAGGGCCATATATCGGCAACATGCAAGTGGTCAACAGAAGAGCTACTTTCGATCAAGACATCCTCACTCTATGGGATGGCGAGAGCTATAAGATGTATTGCGGATATTTTTGCACAAATCGATGCGCTCAAGATTTTGGCAATGATGCTTTTGATGCAGGGTTCCGGCGATCATAGCCGATAATACAGCCTAGTCAGTGCATCCCGGTAATTGCGTTTGACTATTCTGGGATCATTCAGCCCAAGCATGTGAGCCAGCCGGCTCCATCTTGGGCCTCTCTGCCTTCCCACAGCGCTGTGAGCTACAGCAAGCACCAGGCGCCTGTCATCCAGCTCTAGCTGCATGATCATGCTATGCGCCCTGTCCATCTCATCAATCTGTTCGCCGGTTGGCCTCAGCCTGACCTCGCCCTGTTGCGTCCAGCCGTAACCATGCCAATCCAAGGGATAGTCTGGCCACGATGCCAGCTTCTGCCTTCTCGTAGCAATCGGAAGCCGGCGCTCTGTTACAGCCATATCTATGAACATTTGATGTAGGTCATCGATCCCCATTTGCTATTTTCTCCAGATGTTGCTCTGCACGGGTGATCCAATCCAATAGCTGTGCCGAATCCATTCGCACTATTTCTTTCAAGATGTCATCGTATCTGTCGGCAGACATCGTGGTTCTGATGCGCCTAAGCGCCCGGTCTTTACGAAAATTCAGCGGGTCTGTCCGGGCCTTTTGTGTTGCTTGGTAATAGTTTGCATTGGAGTTCTTGGTTATTCTCGACAACATTTCGCGTATTTCAGATGATCTATCCTGTTGACAGTCTTGATCTGATGAATTACGACTGTCGTTATAATCCAACGGAGTTGGCTTAGATTGCGCCTCTGACATGGCTTCTGGATTAGGCAATTTAGTAAAATCAATAAAGTTTATCGATTGTGCCTTGCTTGCTTTGTCGGCTAAGTCTAGACGTACCCTCTGGAAATTTTTGAAACTCATTTTGCTTTGCCTTTCATTTCGATTCGCATCGCCTCTTTCCAGCATCGATCATTAGCGCAAACCAGCGCGCCGCTTGCCAGTATCACCCATGTTCCCATGTTCAGATCGTGGCTTGTCTGGCACGCCGTGCAAGGCTCTGACTGTCGCAGTTTTGGCCGCACGATCTTTTTCTTCTTCATCTCTCCAGATCTCCTCAACCTTGTCGGCCAACGCTTCTCTCAAATATCCTAGTGTCAAGACGCCGGGGCTGCCTTTGAGGTAGCTGGGCAGTGCCTGATAGTTCTCATCTGCCTCTAGCAGCCCATCATGGCCCAGACGGCGCACAGGCACCCCATAAGCCTCAGTGATGGCAAACGGCCCCATGCCTAGCCCGATCAGCCGGGAGATCTCTTTGTCGGCATCTGCAAGCGCTTCCCGCCTCATATCCAGTCCACCACTGTCTTGCCATTGTATTTGTCGCACCACACAAACCATGCATATGCCGTTGTGCCTGATCCAGACACCTCTTGATCGCCGCGCCACAGTGTCAATCGTTTGCTGAATACATGAACCCTGCCCGGCGGGTTGTGGTCATAGAGCCGCTCAAAGCGCTTGGCGCCTTCAAGAAAACTCAAACGCAACAGCCAGGCATGCTTTTTGACGCCTAGCCCTATTGCGTGAAGGATGAATTGTTCTGCCAGCCGGTATGGCGGGTTAGTCACCAGGCTGTCGCACTCGCGCTCGACAGACATCAGAAAGTCTATGCCGGCATTGCAGTAGCCGTATTCGTTTAGATCTGTTGCAACTACGCCATAATCGTCACGCCGCAGCTCTTCTGCCAGGCTGCCATCGCCGGCAGCCGGCTCCCATATGAATGGACTGAATTGCTCAACAGCTAACAGCGACCGGGTTGCTTCTGGCGGTGTCGGATACCAGTCATCCTTCTGCCTGGTCATTTTGGCAAAACCGCTGACACAAAATGCATCCGCAAGTTCTTTAAAGCCTTAGTGCGGCGCTGTGCGCGTAGCTTGCAAATTTCCACGGCATGAGCATGAGAATTGGCTCTGACATGATAAAATTTTCGATAGGTGAGTTCCAAAACGACATGATACTTTGGATAAGGTGGGTTATTCTTTTTCGCCATCGTCATCACCCCTCTCACCTGTTCCATCACATTCCGGGCATAAAGCCGACTGCACGCATCCAAACCCGTCTGGCTCGTAAACCCAGCCGTGCTTGCAAGTGCTATAGCTGTTGCTGTACCCGCATCCCTCAGCCACCAGC